GGCCGCGAACCCGTGAGGGCAAGCATATATAACGAGTCCATAGTCCGTTATCCGAGAAAACTCAAAAATCATGCGAAGCAGATTTTTCAATAAGGAAGAGTAACTATAGGTGTAGTTCGGGCAACCAATACAACGAAAGCCATTGGTCTGTTTATTGGGACTAATAAGATGAAAAAATCAACCTATAACCCCAACGGCGACTTTTCGAAAGAAGAGGTGGCGGCTCTGGTTGAAGAATATTGCGAAAGAATCAAAGAGGGTTCAACGGGGCTGGCTGTTTCTTTTTATGTTTGGGTAGAATTAAGGGGCATAGCCAAGTTTCACGGAATGAGGAGCGGCGGTTTAAAAAGGCTGGAAGACAGCAGTTGTGAGTGCGAAATGTGCGAAGCCAACAATATTTTAAAAAAAGAATTACTACATTGACAAGTATTCCCATAACCCCCGAAACAATTTCCTTCGCCACAGCCCGCGCCGAAGAAATGGGCGCACTTAAAAATTCAATTACGGGCGGAGCCGGGAACATCGCCGGAACCGTTGGGGAAATTGTGGCCTTGAAAACCATGGGTCTTAAACTAAAGCACCTAGTAAGCGATTCAAACTACGAGTGCGACATTATTGACGGCGACGGCGTGAAGTGGGACGTAAAAACCAAGCGGCGCACGGTAAAACCCTCGCCGCACTTCAATTGCAGCGTGGCCGATTTTAATACCCATCAAAAGTGCGACCGCTATATTTTTGTTAGTTTATATAACCTAGAGCGCGGCTACGTTCTGGGGTGGATTTCTAAAGAAGATTTCTATAAAAAAGCAACTTTTAATAAAAAAGGGGAATACGACCGAAACACGGCGCTCGGGCAGAAATTCAAGTTTACGGCTGACTGCTACAATTTAAAAGTTAAACATTTAAAAAAACTATGAAATGCAAAATCAAAAAATGGAGGTGTTCCCGTTGTGGGGTGATTTTTAAATCCGAGGAAATATTCCAAAAAACTCCGCCGTGTGATTGCGAAGCCAGTCCGTCGCCTTGGGAACCAGTTAAAACCTTCTGGCAGAAACTTTTTTCTTGACTTTCCTTCTTAATCTTGCTAAAAATAATGTGATGACCATAGAAATTCCCAATCAGATTGAACTTCTTCCGGTAATTTTTCTAATTTTAGGAATTATCACGGCGCGGCTGGGTGACGGGCCGAGCATCTGGATGCTGGTTTCTGCGGTCTTCTTTATTCTTTCTATAATTACATTTTTAATATAAATGAAAACAAATCATCTAAGCCATACGCGGCCAACCTCGCCAGAAGAAAGACCACAATTTCTGCCGCGACTCTCGGAAGAAGATTTCTGCAAAGCACAATATTCCCACAAAGATAAGCGTTGTTATACAGCCCGCATGATGGATGTTTTCCTCAACGAAGAAAACCCCTATGTGGCCGCATACAAGGAATTCCGCCTCGCCAGCATGGATTATATGTATGAAAACCATTGCGAAGATCACGCTTCAAGCGGGGCGCAACGGGCGGCGGGCTGGAATAGCGTAGCGGAAAGCTTGGGATATAAACTCGTTTGAAAAAGGCAGACTACCAAGTAAAAGAAATAACCCGCAAGGAGGCGGGCAACTATTTCTTGTATGGTCACTATCTAAAAAAGTGGCCGCGCATATCGTTTTTGTTTGGATTGTTTAGAAACGGAACGCTTGTCGGCGCAATCAGCTATGGAACGCCAAGTTCTCCAGCGGCAAGGGCGAGCGTAGCTGGCCACTGTAATTCTTCAATAGTTTTGGAATTAAATAGGTTATTTTTGGAAAACAATTTAAAGAACGAAGCCAGTTTCCTAATTTCAAGATCAATTAAACTATTGCCGAAACCCCGCATAATTATTTCCTACGCCGACAACGACCAAGGGCATGAAGGAACTATTTACAAGGCGGCGAACTTTCGCAAGGGCGGGCAAAGCGAAGGCTACCATTACGATTGGGTGGTGGAGGGGAAGGAACATCTTCACCAGTCCACGCTCTTTAGGGAATTTCGGCACAGCAAAACCAAGCTGGAAGACATGAAAAAGAAATACGGCGACCTGTTGACAAGAAAAAAAAGATCACCGAAAAGCAGATTTTACTTGATTCATTGTGCGCCGCGTGATAAAAAGCGCATAGAATATTACATAAGATGGAAATGAACAAAGAAGAAGCAATGAAATGGGTGAAAGATCACCCCAAGATTGACAGGGATGGGGAATGGGACAAAAACGGAACCTATGAAGGGTTTACAGTCCATGAATGTAACGGGAAGCTATATAAGATGTTTTGGTATGGCCATGAGGGAGGTATTTTCTTGTCGCAAACAGATTATAAAAACAACACTTACTCCCCTTCACTTACTAGAAAAGTAATTAGAACAATTGAAATAATCGAATATGAAGATGACATTTAAAGCCCCGAGCGGCACAGGATACTTTTGGTGGACTAATTTCGGGGAGCACACCCCCACAATTATGCGAGTAACCCGTTATCGCGGGCAACTTTATGCTTCTGACGGCGAATATGAATTTGCCTTTTCCCCCGGCAAAGAGATGATTTCGGACATGCCCGAAGACGAAGAAGACGAGCCAGTTTTCGAGATAGAAGGCAAAAGTTATTACTACGGAACTAGCATGTGGTCGGAAAACCCGATTGAACTGCCGGAAATTAACGGCGAATTTATACAGCCCGACAGTTTTTAATCAAATGAATAAAAAGCTATATATTAACATTGATTCTCATTTTTGGGAGTGCGGCGATGAGTGCTGCACCGATTTGTGGGACACTATCACAATAAATGGGGAAGAAGTTTCTGGGCGTTTTCACAGCGCCGATGCCGAATCCATTGAGGCGGTTTTAAATTACCTTGGGGTAGAGCACGATTTTATTCATGTTCCTTATTCGGCCGAAATTCATAAATAAAGTCAAAGAAAGCAATTTTTAGTGTAAAAGTTCTTGACAAACCGAAATAATCTGGTATGTTACTCACAACGAACGGTTAGCCAAGCGATAAGGCAGGGGACTGCAACTCCTCGATCCGCAGTTTGATTCTGCGACTGTTCTCCAATTTTTAAGCTTCTGTAGTTCAGCGTTAGAACAGGGTTTTCTAAAAACCTATGTCGCTGGTTAGAATCCAGCCGGAGGCACCAATTCTCACAAAACAAACAAAACAAACAAAACAAAAAGAATATGAAAAACACATAGATAGAAGTAATGGAAGACATGAAAAACTGCGAGCAGACGAAAGGAATGTCTGTCTTGCAACACGGCGAAAGCGTGTGGGCTTATACTCAAAAGCTGATAAAAAAAGAGTGGGAAGACTTCAAGATTCCCGACTGGCTAAGTCAAAACTTTGAAGAAATCACATCGAACCTCCATGATTTGGATACGATGCGTGAATATAATGTATTACACGACTGCGGGAAGCCCTACTGTTTGCAAATAGACCCAGACGGAAGGCGACATTTTCCCGATCACGCTAGGGTTTCCAAGGAAACTTATTCGCGACTCCCAGATTCAAATCCAATCGCGGCTGATTTAATCGGGTGGGATATGGTTCTTCACGTCTCAACCGCCGAAGAAATTAAGGAAATTGGTCTTTCAAAGAAAGACGCATACACTTTGTTGATTACCGCGCTTGCGGAAATTCACAGCAATGCAAATATGTTTGGTGGAATCGAAAGCATTTCTTTTAAATCCAAATGGAAGAAGCTGGAGCGGCGCGGCAAGATGCTCATTAAGGAGGGTCTGCGATGAAAAGCTATATGTATATTGCGATTCGCCGAGATTTACCAGTCGGGCAACAGGTGGTTCAATCCGTTCACGCGGCGATTGAGGCTTGCTGGCCAATTCACTACGACGATTTGGAACACCCTTCGGTAATTATTCTTGGGGTAAAAAGCGAAACGTCTCTTAATAATTTTGAAAACTATGTAAAGGAACAAAACTTCCATTACGAAGTTTTTCGGGAACCCGACAGGGACAATGAAAAAACCTCGGTGGCAGTTTACCCCGTCGCGGAAGATCAAAAGATTTTATTTAAAAAGTTTCAATTGCTAAAATAAGAATTGACAAACCCAACCATAAGTAGTATGGTTGGGTTGTGCTTTTAATCTACGAAAATATCTGCCGCGAATCCTCCTTGGACAAACTTGCCCTTGAATTTGATTCTACCTTCAAGGTAAAGGATTTTGATTCTTCCATCCCGGAAGAAGGGGTTTTCATGGGGTCTATTGAGGGTTGCAATTGGATGGGGCAAAACCGCCCCAAGGTGAAATACTGGTCAACCTTCGCGAATTATCAATGCTCTGTTTATTATCCGCAAGTTCAAGAACTTTTGTTTAATGATCAGTATGCATTTATCCCCTTCAAGGATTTGGCGCGGCGCAAGTGGGATATTTACGGATGGCTGGGGAAAGAATCAGTTGTCTTTATTCGGCCAAATTCTGGAGAAAAATCGACGCCAGCAGAGTTGGTTGACATTCAGGATATTGACAAATTGGTAGAAAACTACGATTACGACGGGCTGGCGGTAGTTTCCACGCCAAAAAACAGTGTCGGCGAATGGCGATTTGTAGTAAGTGATAAAAAAGTAATTAGCGTTTCCTCTTACAAATATCAAGGGCTTTTGACGTTGGTTCCTTCCGCGCCGAAGGGCGCACACGATTTGGTTGAAAAGGTTTTCGCAAAAAACATTGCGCCGGATGAAATCTTTTGCATTGATGTGGTTCAGGATATGGAGAACGAGTTTTGGGTGATGGAACTGACATCGTTTTCGTCGGCGGGGCTGTATGCGAACGACGTTAAGAAGGTGGCGGAGGTAATTAAGTCAAATTATCCTTGACAAACGCCCCGCCAACAACTAAGTTTCGGGCATGGAGATTCAAATTATAGGTAACGGTTCATTCGGAACCTTTTTAAAAACCCTGCTGCCTGAAATCTGGGACGATTTATCTTGACATTTCTTTAGATTTAAGCGAAACTACGCACATGGAAAAAGAAGAAGAACTCACCACAATCAAAACAGAATGTTTGGTTAATTTGGAAGGGAAGCCGTTGGAACTACAGGCCAAAAGAAAAGACCTGCCCGACCTTAAAAAAATAAGAGAAAGAGCTTGGGAATCGGGCGCGAGATTTAAACAAGGATTAAAAAATGCAAACGCTCTATAAAAAAGCAAAAAAACACGGCCACGTTCAACAGTGGTCAATCGAGGTTGAAGACTCTAAATTTAGGTCAACCGAGGGAATTGTTGGCGGCAAGCTAACTGTGAACGAGTGGACTGAATGTTTCGGCAAGAACATGGGGAAGGCAAATGAAACCTCACCGGAACAACAAGCAGAGCTTGAGGCGGCGGCTAAGATTCAGAAGAAAAAAGACAAAGGCTATTTTGAAAATGTTGACGACATTGAAGATAGCAAAGAACCGACATTGGCTCACCCTTACGAAAAATATTCACATAAGATTGATTGGAATAAAGAGGTTTTATGTTCAGCTAAGTATGACGGCATTCGCGCTGTAATCACTAAAGATGGGATGTTTTCGAGGACGGGTAAAGAAATTGTAAGCTGTCCACACATTACGGACGAATTGAAAGGTTATTTCGCAGCAGGTGGTAAACCCGTTGACGGAGAGCTTTACAACCACGCCCTTAAACAAGACTTTGAAAAGATTGTTTCGTTGGTAAGACAAACAAAGCCAACGGAAGAAGATTTCGCCAGTTCAAAGGAAATGATTTTATTCTATTGTTTTGATGTTCAGAGTGAAGAAAATTTCTGCGATAGAATGTATGGGGTGTTCGGTGACTGGAACTTTCGCGCCAAAGACGGGTTCATTAGAATTGTGCCGCAGGAACATGTTTTCTCCGAAAAACAAATGTTTGATCTAACTGAAACCTATGTCGGGTTAGGCTACGAGGGATCAATGGTTCGCCACAATACTGAAAGTGGCTATATCAACGGAAGAACCCAAAACTTACTAAAGGTTAAGAAATTTCAAGATGGTGAATTCGCCGTAGTTGGTATTTTGGAGGGGCGCGGTAAGCGAAGTGGAACGCTAGCAAAATGGGTTGTCAGAATCAACGAAGAAACCACTTGCGAAGTAAACCCCTCTGGGTCAGACGAAAGCAACCTCGCCTTCTATAAAGACAGAGAAAACCTAATTGGTAAAATGATTACCGTTAAATTTCAAGACTACACCTCGAAAGGGCGGCTACGCTTTGCGAATTTTAAAGCTATTAGAGAAGATTACTAAATGAACGACCAACTATAGCTTTTATTATAAATCTTCTTTTGAAATTAAAAACGGAAAGTGGTGCCGTCTCGAATCACTCAACCCGGAAGGGGTCGATCCGACTGATCTAAAAAAATTCGAGTTTATAACAAAATAAACTTGACAACCCACGAAATAAAAAGTAGTATCACCCATATGAAAGACGACTCGCTAATCGAAGAGCTTATTAAAAAAGCGGAAAACAAGGCAAATGAAATTGGTTCGATCCAGAATTACAGCGCCGCCACCAATTTAGTGTTCCCCCTAGGAGAGGGAAGCTCGCTGGCTAATTCACTAAACCTAAATACGGTTCGCGAGCCAAAGCGGTTTGTTGAGGTTCTGGCTTTTCTTTTGGAAAAATTCTCTCATTTTGACGCGGCTGCGAAAGAACTAGGAGTAAAGGCAAACTTTCTCTGGGGTGGCTTTTCCAAGGATGCTTGGGTTCGCGACATTAAAAACAAAGTTAGCGTCATTAAACTCTCCGAGAAAAAGAAAGAGCTTTCGTCAATTCGCAAGCAACTTGACGAATTGATGTCTCCAGAAATGAAGCGCGACATTCAATTACAGGCGATCAGGGACGCGCTCGAAAACTACGAAAACTAAGATTTTAAATTATGATTAAGAAAATAAACAGCGACATGGTTGAAGCCATGAAGGAAAAAAACACAGAAAAGTTGAGCGTGCTTCGCGCAGTCAAGGCTTCTCTTGCGGACTCAATGCGAAGCAGCGGCGAAGTGACTGATACAAAAGTTATTTCAACTATTCGCAAGCTAATTAAACAGCGCGAAGATTCTGCGGAGCAGTTCGGCAAGGCAGAGCGCAGCGACCTAGAAAAAAAGGAACTGGCCGAAATCAAGATTCTACAAGAATACCTTCCTGAAGATATTTCCAGCGCCGAACTTGAAAAGATCGTCAAAAAGGTGATCGAAGAACAGGGGGCGACCAGCAAAAAGAATGCGGGCGCAGTGATTAAGGTTGTAACTGAAGAGGCTTACGGCGGCTCGGACGGGAAAACCATTTCGGCGGCTGTGATGGGGGAGCTTGCTAAAAAAGAGGCGGCGGCGCAGAAAGAAGAAAAAAAGCTCGAAAAGGAAGAGGATAAAAGCGAAGATGATTTGCCATACAGAACAACCTATTCTTTGTAATAAATGGACAAAAACCTGAAATTGGTAAAGAAAATCTTTGCCGCATTTCTTGTTGTCGAAGAAAACGACATCACCGAAGAGTCGCATATTTATAAAGATTTGGGCGTGGATTCTATCGAATTGGTTCAACTTGTTCTGGAAATCGAAACCGTAATCGGCGAAGAAATCTCAGACGAAGATGTTGGCGAATTTAAAGTAATCCAAGATATTGTTATCTATATAAATAGATTTGAAAGCAAAAAGGAACTCAACAAGGCTTCCTGTTTCGATTGTGGCGGCACAGGTATTCTTGGCGCGGCCTTCCATCCAATCGAATTGATTTGCGATAGGTGCGGCGGCACGGGGAAACGTGATGCCGACATGAGGGCTTGGGCGCGGGTGGGGAAATTAATCAGGGAAGAAAGACTGGGAAAGAGAAAAACCCTATGGCAAGCAGCCAGTGAGGCGAAAATGGACGCTACGGAATATTCAAAGATCGAGCGCGGGCTGGTGAATAATTTAGAATTTCCTGACAGACTAATTGAATGAAAGGCAAAGAATTGATTTTTGGCTCAACGGCGGTAAAACATTGGCACTCCGATTTTCGGGAACCAAGCGACTTGGATATTATTTCTGAAGAAAAAGTGATGTCGAAGGAAGTCCAGCACTATTGGATTCCTGAGTTCCAAGCCCTTTTGGATAGTAACAAAGACGACAGGTTTCTTGACGCCGACCTGATACTTACGAACAAATGCGCCCACGCCAATTGGGCAATCCATTGGGAAAAAACAATGTTTGACATTTCTTTCCTCAAATCAAAGGGACATAAAATAAACATTCCAATTTATAAAAAACTGGTCCGTGGATGGAAAAAAATTCACGGAAAAGAGGCCGCGACGCTCAAGGGCAAGACCGCCGATCAGTTTTTTGACGACGCTGTAAAGCGCAAGTATGTCCATGACGATTTGCATAAGTGGCTCGCTTATTACGATAGGCCACTCTATGAAAGAATCCAGCCTGACCCTAGCACCGTGGAATGCGCCGAAGATTTGTTTGAAAAGCTTTCGCACGAAGATAAGATCAAAATGGCGAAAGAGGAAATCTTCGTGACGGCTTTAGAAAGGTTCATCATTCCGGGCTTGAATTATGGTCCGGGTCGAGCCTACAACGCTTCGTTAAAGAAATTTGTTACAACCATGAGTAGTGGATTTATGAGCAGATTTTTGATTGAAAACTTTGATCAGTTGAAGTATGACCCCACCGACGATTACGTTGGCAGGTTCAACAAAAACAAAGTTGAGATTTCTTCTTGACAGAACCCGCAACTTAAGATATAAAAACAGCACAAATGAACGCACTAGAATACTACGACAAGAAAAGAAACGGACACGCGAACTACTCCTATTATTTGGAAAAGCAAGATACAGGATATAGTTTTTATAATTCCTATAATACGCTACAAGATAAGCGGGATTATGAAGAAATTGAAAGTCTTTCAGCCACCGAGGTTGCTGGATTTAAGGCTGAACTCCTTGAAAACAAAGCATGGAAAGATTTCGCGCCGACCCGGAAGTGGATGGAAAAATTTCTTTCAGGCGATGTGGATCTTTTCTTTGAAAGAAGCGGCGAAGTTTCCAGATTTGAATCCATTGGGGAAGAATTTTGTGGCGATTACGGCATTTCCGTAAAAGGCATTGTCGTAAATGGTTATAAGATCGAGCCGGAGACAGAATACGGTGGCGAAGGGCAGGGCGACGAATACTGGTGCGTTGTGAAGGTTTCCAAGGATGGAGAAGAAATTTCCTATTGGAAATACGATGGCTATTATTCTTCTGGCGGCGGCGGAGAATACGAAAGCGTTTCCAAGGTTAGCCCAAAGGAGAAAACCGTAATTGTTTGGGGTTAATTGTATTATCCTCGACAGAGGATAACGCCGTTTAATGGCGGGAACCGACTTTAAACACTATGATTTCAGCAAAAATAATTACAGATAGTATTTCTCAGACCGGGGTAAGAATTACCACTTTTGAAGTAGCAATGCCTAAATTTTTGGCGGCGGAGTTTAACACCCACAGGGTATTTTCTCGGAATGCATCTTCTAGCCGCGCTATTCCGTTCGCCACGATGCTTGAACAGGTTAAAACAAACCCATTTATTCCGATTAAATTCCAAAAAGACCACAAAGGTATGCAGGGGACGGAATACTTTGAGGGGAAAGAACACGAGGACTGCGTAAGGGACTGGCTTGCGGCCAGAGACGCCGCTGTAAAGGCAGCTACCGGATTTGCTTACCAAGTTACCAAACAACTACGAAATCGTCTCCTAGAACCCTTTCTGTGGCACAAGGCAATCGTAACTTCTACCGACTACGAAAATTTCTTTGCTTTGCGCATTCATGGCGATGCCGAAATTCATATTGCTGATTTGGCGAAGAAAATGTGGTTGGCGCGGGAAGAAAGTATTCCGACGCTTTTGAATATCGGAGAGTGGCATTTACCATACATTGAACTTTTTGATAGGCCGGACGGGAAATCGGGCATAGCTTACGGGATCTTTGAAGAAGGCGGCGCTGAAAAATACCTTTCCCTTGAGGACGCAAAAAAAGTTTCCGTTTCTCTTTGCGCCCAAGTTTCTTATCGCAAATCAGACTTTTCCTTGGAAAAGGCACTAAGAATATATAAAAGCCTAATAGAATCAACCCCGGCTCACGCCAGCCCTATAGAACAACAGGCTACGCCGCATGAAGATCCCAATCATCATTCTGGCAATTTTACGGGATGGATTCAAAATAGACAATTGATTAAAAACAATGTCTGCAAAAAATATAAACCTGTGCTTGCGGGAAAGCGGTGAAAAAGATTCGGAAATTGAAGAAATGAAACCAGAAGATTTCGGGTATGTCCAGTCAAACAATATTTGTTTATTTTCTCGCGGTCCCCTCTCAAATTGGTGGGGAGCATATCGCGGACAGAATTCCAGTTTTTCTTCGAATGAACATATGTTTAATTGCGTCGAGCAGTGGATGATGCATCAAAAAGCGGTGTTATTTGGCGACATGGACACTGCCTACGACATTTTACAAGAAAAAAACCCGAAAATCCAGAAAGAGCTTGGCCGCGCCGTCAAAAATTACGACGACGGCATTTGGGCGGCACGGCGATATAAAACAGTAAAGTTCGGAATTAATCTTAAATTTGAGCAAAACAAAGAATTAAAAGATTTTCTATTAAATTTCCACCCGCAAACCCTTTTTTGCGAAGCCAGCCATTTTGATAGGATTTACGGAAACGGGCTGAAAATTGATGATCCCGCCGCGCTGGATATTTCCAAGTGGAAAGGGCAGAATTTACTCGGGCGGATGATTAGCGACATTAGGTGGGGTTATTTCCTTGACAGCCAATAGCGAACCTGCTAAAGTCCGCGCACATGATTGATTGGCTAAGAGAACAGGCTGCGACGAATGACTTCTTTACTGGCGCGGTGGCTGCGACACTTGTTGCGGGGGCGATGGCCTATTGCAAGAGTCTCCCTTCCACGGCGTTTTTCTTTATAAAAAAGCGCGTCTGTTCGTCCATCACCTTCACCAACTCCGACCCCGGATTCGCGAATTTCTTTAAGTTTCTTTTAAATTTGAAAACGTTTTCAAAGATAAAGACACTGGAAGCCTTCCCGGCAGGCAGGTTCCAATTAAAAGAAGACGAAAAAGACTCCTCTTCCCCGCTTATCCCTACAAGCGGAACATATTTCGGCTGGTATAAAATGAGGCCGTGTATTCTAAATATATCAAGAACAGCAAACGAAAACGGCGGGTTTACATGGTCGGCCAGCTTTGACATATGGTTCACCAACAAGGGCCACGTAGAAGAGATCAACAAACACATTGCCAAGATCAATTTTATAGATAAAAATATTATCAAAATCCAAACGATGGATAATTACGGGAGTGCGAATGAGTCTGAACGTGTGAAGAAACCGATAAGTTCTATCTTTTTGGATGACGACTACCAGCTTGAAATATTGGAAGATCTTAAAAAGTCCATCGAGCGTTTTGATTGGATGGAGTCAAAGGGGATAACGCCAAAGCGGGTTTATTTGTTTCACGGCGAGGCCGGAACCGGAAAAACTTCAATTGTGTTCGCCCTCGCGTCAGAACTCGGTTGGTCAATTTGTAAGCCGAACCTTACGCCAGAAAACTTTGAATCGAATTGGGCTTGCATTCCCAAGAAATCCATTATCCTTTTGGACGATATCGACACCCTGCCAATTTCCACGGATAGAAACAAGAATAAAGAAGAAGTCGGATTGGGCGACCTGTTTTCTGTTCTGGACGGCGCGGCCACTGTTTCGCGTTCCATTGTGGTCTTGACGACAAATCACATTGACAAGCTGGATAAGGCGCTGATTAGGGAGGGACGGGTTGATCTTTCGTGCGAAATTAAAAAGATTAATTTGGGAACGGCGGCGCGGCTTGCACAGTTCTATCTTGAGTCTTCGATAGAAAACTCAAGATCATTTGTTCTTGACAAATTCGGTCAGTGTGATAAATATTCGGGACCAGCCGTTCAAGAGGCTGCGATAAAAGAAAAAACAAAATGAAAAAGATATTTTTGATTCGTCATGGATGCTCGGCAGGCAACGCAGACTTCACAGCCTACCTAAAACAGCCGGACTATTCAATTCACCTAACGGAAGAAGGATTTAGGCAAGCGGAGGGCGTAGGCGAAACCTTGTCTAAGGTGGAAGGGGACTTTACATGCTTTGTTTCGAATTATCATAGGGCAAAACAAACGCTACACACCGCCGCCAAGAAGCTTGTAGGCAAAAACGTAGAAGAAATAGAAAGCTGCCTTTTGCGGGAACAAGAATGGTGCGGTGCTCTTGGGCTGGAAAGTTCTTGGGAAAATGAAAAACAGCGCGTAAAAATTGGAGTTTTCTGTTATAGATTCCCCGGTGGGGAAAGCTGCGCCGACGTTTTCAACCGATGTAAGATGTTTAAACACTTTGATTTAATTCCGAAGCTGGAAAGTTCAGAAAATAACATCGCCATTTTCGCACACGGCATGACAAACAGGGTCATGCTAATGGCGCTTTTGGGCTTGACGGTAGAAGAATTTGAAATGATGAAAAACCCAAAGAATTGTGAAATTTGGGAACTAAATTACGAAGGCGGGGCGTTCAAACTCATTACAGAGGTCGGAAAAAGAAAGGAAAGCCTTCCGTTCCCATATCCATCTATTTAATAATGAACCTTAGAAATCATAAATTAGCGGTCGCGGCCACTGGAGGGGGGAGCCTTTTCTTTTCCGATATCCTTACGGCGGGCGGCGCAAGCGAATATTTGGTTTTTGCTGATATCCCTTATTCCCATGAAGCCCTGCAAGGCTTCGTTGTCAAACTTAACAATAAACCGTGTTCCGAGGGCACGGCACGACAAATCGCCGTCGCGGCTGAACAAAAGTCTATCGCGCTGGGCGCTCCGGCTATCGGAATGGGCATTTCTTGCTCGCTTTCGAAAGGGGCGGGAGAAAGAAGGGGGAGAGAACACAAATTTTACATAGCGGCTTCTTATCAAAACCATATTCTGGTTATGGAGTGGGTTCACAAAGCTCAATTTTTGAGTCGGGCGCAAGAAGAAAGAGTGGTCGCCGATTATTGCCGTATTTTTATTCAAGAATTCGCAAAAAACTTAGACGATATTAGACAACTGAAAAACGGGCTGGACTTTTCTGTTAAGAATAGAACTTCGACAATGGAGTCGGTTTCTTTTTTTCAGCCCCGGCCCCAATATCAAAGGCTGTTTGAGGTGGCGAACGGCGGCTCTTTGGCCGTGGTCGATTCGGCAATAGGTGGGAGACTAAGGGGGGCAAAGGGGGACGTTTGTATTTACTCAGGCAGCTTCAACCCCTTTCACGCTGGTCACGAGGCAATCTTAAAAGAAAGCCAGCGACTTTTCGGGAAAGATAACGTTTTTATTGAGATTAGTATTTCTAATTTTGACAAGCCCCCGCTTGATGCCCTAGAGGTTGAAAAAAGAACGGTCGCGGCGATGAAATACACCTCGAATGTTTTGATTACCAACAAGCCCTTTCTTGACGATAAGCACACACTTATTTATGAAAAGAACAAAAACATTGTTTTCGCCGTTGGTTTTGATACCTACGAGCGTTATTGCCAAGATAGCATAGCAAAAGATTTCAAATTCTTGGTATTTAAAAGGGGTGGAAAATCTATAAACGACAAAAGCCCAAGAATTCATCCGAAAACACTTGACATTTCAATCGAAGAGTCCAATATGAGCAGCACAGAAATTAGAAACAATGGAAAAATCAACTAAAAATAAACCAGCGACGCGGCAAGAAATCATTGACTTTTTGTTTATGCACATCACAAATAATAGCGGTGACGGCGAAGGAATCACAAAGACCGAAGAAAACGCTTGTAATATTTGTCTGGATCTGATAAACCTAATGGCGACAACTCCGAAAGAAATGGATGCTGCGGCCAAGAAACACAAAAAAGCTTAGTTTTTAAAAAAGATGATTAAAAATAACATAATTACAGCCTGCGATTCGTACAAACTTTTCCATTGGAAAATGATGGGCGCGAAAGCCGACCATATTTATTCGTATTGCGAAGCCCGGAATAGCGGCGAATATGACTTTGTAAAGTGGTTTGGTCTTCAAGCCGTGATCAAAGAACATTTCGTCGGAAAGGTTGTTGAACAGTGGATGCTTGACGAAGCGAAAGAAATTTCCAAGCAGCACCTCGGCGACGAAAAGTTTCTTAATATCGAAATGTGGCAAACCATCATTGACGAATTTGACGGACACCTGCCGCTTTGCATTAAATCAGCGCCGGAAGGGGAAATCATCCCAAACGGAAACGTTTTGTTCACCATCACGGACACAGACGAAAAGGGTAGGTTCGCGCCGCTTGTTAACTATGTTGAGTCGGTTTTGATGCACGTATGGTATCCAACTACGGTATGCACACGAAGCCATAATATCGTGAAACATTTGAAAGGCTACGCTGAAAAGTCCTCCGACAAAGAAGGGTTTTGGAAGTTTATGCTTCACGACTTCGGCTTTCGCTCTACTACGGGGTGCGAGGCTGGAGGGCTGGGCGGGATGGCTCACCTTGTAAATTCGCTTGGAACAGATACGGTTCCAGCGATGCGATATGCAAAGCATTATTACGGGGCGAGCTACGAAAATTTGGCTTTTTCTGTCGCCGCGACCGAACATCAAATTCCCTGCCTTTACGGAGAGGGGGCGCAAGAAGAATATATTTTGGACATGATTAGGTTGGTTCCCGATGGGATTATTTCACTCGTTTCCGATACATTTGGAATTGAAGGATTCATCGACAACATTGTCCCCAACGTAAAGGAAGAAATTCTTGCGCGGCATGAAAAAAGCGACAATCCTATGACTAAGGTTGTTTTTAGACCTGACAGCCTTCGCAGCAAAGAAGACACCCCCGCCGAACAGGTTCTTTATATCATTGAATCGCTCGCAAAAACTTTTGGATATGATACTAATACCAAAAATTACAAAACATTACACCCCGGAATCGGCGTGCTTTGGGGCGACGGAGTGACGGAAGTAGAAATCTACGAGCTTTACGAAAACCTCATGGCGGCTGGTTGGAGCGCGGACAACCTTGTTGTCGGGCAAGGCGGCGGGCTTCTTCAAAAGCTAAACAGGGACACACAGCGTTTCGCTATCAAGGCGTCTTCTTTTTGCAAGGACGGTCTGTGGAAGCCAATGCAGAAAAAACCCACCGACCAAAGCAAGGCGAGCAAAGCTGGCAGACTAAAACTTGTAAAAGAGCTTGACTTGGAGGGAAATTCGGGCTATAAAACGATTAACGAATTCAACCCTCTGTATCATGACATGAAGGACGAACTAAAAACCGTTTTCGAAAATGGCGTTTTGCTTATTGACGAAACATTCGAAACAATTAGAAATCGCGGGATTCTCGCACAATAAACTATGTTCACAAAAGAAAAGCATTTGCTAATGAAACTTTCCGAGGAGTGCGTTGAAACCGCTCTGGAAATGTCTCAAGTTTTGCACAAAACACAGATATTCGGCCCGGAAAGCACCCACAACGGCTCCCCTACGAATCGAGAGCGCACAATTGAAGAACTTAATGATTTGTTCGCCGTGGCCGAAATGCTTGAAGAAATTGGTTTTTTGCCTGCCGGATGGCTTAGTGATGAAAAAATCGCCGCTAAAAAGGAAAAGGTGATGAAGTATATGGAAATTTCGCACGATCTTGGGTTTACTGATTTGAAAAAAGCGGATGAACCCAGCGCTGGACGCATTTCCCGCCCGGAGTTTCCGAAAAACCACACAATTACAGAAGGATGTTTAAACCGAAATTAGAACATGTTGGAGAATGCTGCCAAGGCCATTAAATCTTTGGAAAAGAAACTGGCGGCGGCTCAAAAAAAGAAAGAAAGTCTGGTTCGGGAAGACTTTGTTTAGAACAGTTTATGAAAAGCAGAGCGATTTTACAGACTTGGATTTCTCACGACACATCCCGCTTCCCTGCGTGGTGGTCGGAATCATGGAAGGAGCTAAACCCCGATTGGGATTACCGCCTCTGGACTGACGAAGATTTGGATGTATTTGTTTCCGAAGAGTATCCAGACTTTTATGAAATTTGGCTAGACTATGATAAGCCAATAAAGCGCCCCGACTCATGGCGATACCTCGCGCTTCAACGCCTCGGCGGGCTGTATGTTGATATGGATTTTGCTTGCCTGAAACCGATTACCCCGCTTTTAGAGAAAGTGGGTGGTCTGTTCGCGATTGGAAGGGAGGGCGACCCGAATTCCCCCGGCACGTTTGGAAATTCCTTTATGGCCTGCGACCCAGATCCATCCTTTTTGGAGGGTATAACCGATTCCTTTAGAAAAAAGCGGCACCTTCACGTTTTGGAAAGCTCGGCCTGCAAATTTATCACAAAAAGGATAGCAGGCCGCGAAAAAGAAATCTTTGAGCTTGACACCGACGCCATTTTTCCTGTATGGTGGAAACATCCTCGCCTGGAAGAGTTT